AGAGGCGGGGGAGTTTCAGTCTGTGGCGCTGGATTCGATCAGTGAAATCGCCGAGGTGGTGCTTTCGGCTGAGAAGAAAACACAGAAAGACGGACGCGCCGCTTATGGAGCAATGGGCGAACAGATGACAGATTTAATCCGCGCCTTCCGCGATCTTCCCGGCAAGCATGTGTATTTCTCGGCCAAGCTCGAAAAGGCGCAGGACGAGATGGGCCGGATTCTGTATGCTCCATCCATGCCGGGGAACAAGGTGGGCCAGCAGCTCCCCTACTTCTTCGACGAGGTGTTGGCGTTGCGGGTGGAGAAGGACAACGAGGGCGTTCCGCAACGGATGTTGATGTGCATCCCCGACGGCATCTGGACGGCGAAGGATCGCTCCGGCGCGCTGGATCAGTGGGAAGCTCCCGATCTCGGGGGCGTGATTGCGAAGATCGGAGGCGCTGCGAATGCTCAACCTTTCTGAAGCCCCCGTGCGCGGCGCGACGAAGGAGGATAGCGAGGCGAAGTTCATCGTTCGTAACGGGAGTTTGATCAAATGCGTGTCTCCGTCGGAGAGTCGCCGCGATCTGATCAAGCTCTGGTGGGAGTTCAAGCAACAGGAGGAACAAGCCGTGACGCAGCGCCGAGCGATCGAGGAGATGTTGACTTCTCATTTGCCGGAGCAGTGGGAGGGTTCGGAGACGGAGCGCGAGGGGGAGTTCAAGGTTGTGATCTCCCGGCGGTTCACTCGTAAGGTGGACAGCGACGTGCTCCAGGCGACGGCGCGTGAGTTCGGGCTGGAGGAGTATCTGTCGGAGCTGTTTCGGTGGAAGCCGGAGATAGATGCAAAGCGGTGGAAGGCGGCTCCTGTGGAAGTAACAGCGAAGCTGGAGCGGGCGATTACGGTGACGCCGGGCAAGGCGTCCGTCAAAATCACACTTGAGGAGGAGTAGAACATGGCCATACTTGACGAAGAAATCATTATAGAGGAACTTCCCGAAGAGTCGTCTCCCGACCCGATACCGGCGGGGTGGTACGAGGCGACAACCGTGGCGGCGGAACTGAAGGATACGAAGGATGCTACCGGAAAATACATCAAGGTGCGTTATGACATCGCAGGACCGACGCATCAGGGGCGCTGTGTTTTCGGCAACCTCAATATCAGGAACGCCAGCCCGAGAGCCGAGGAGATCGGAAAGGCGCAGCTGGGCTCGCTGTGCAAGTGCATCGGAATTACCGACAGGTTGCGCGACACCGACCAGCTCGTCGGTCACGCGGTGCAGATCAAGGTGGGCGTCCGCAAGGATACGACAGGACAGTACGGCGATCAGAACGACGTGAAGGGGTTCAAGCCCATCGACGGAGACGCGCCAGTCATGATGGGGCCTTCCCCGCAGAGCAAGTTCGCCCCGGCGCAGAAGTTCGCCCCGGCTGCGAAAGCGGCTCCGGCGACGGCTCCGGCAAGCGCTCCGTGGAAGAAGTGACGATACGATGGCGGAAATTCCGGAGAGTATTCACACCGTAGCCGCCAAAATCGACGAGTGGCATGAGAAGCATCAAGAGGGGCCGCGCCCGCACCTGGGCGCGTCCCTTCTGGGGCATCCTTGCGACCGCTGGCTGTGGTTGACGTTTCGGTGGGCGGTGATAGAGAAGTTCAAAGGACGTATGCTCCGCCTCTTCCGGCGCGGACAGAGGGAAGAGGAATTGATTATCTCTGACCTTCGCGCAGCCGGGATGGAGGTTCATTCGACCGGAGCGGAGCAATCGAGAGTTGACTTCGGAGCGCATGTCTCCGGGAGTATCGACGGCATCATCGAGAAGGGCGTTCCCGAGGCCCCGGCGAAGAGACACGTTCTGGAGTGCAAGACGCACTCGGCGAAATCCTTCAAGGACTTGTGCGACAAGGGCGTGCGGGAAGCGAAACCGCAACACTGGTGTCAGATGCAGCTGTATATGCACGGAACCGGCATCGACCGCGCGCTCTACTTCGCCGTCTGCAAGGACGACGACCAGATTTACACGGAGCGCGTCCGCTACGACGAGGAGGCGGCGAAGGCTCTTGTGGAGCGGGGGCGAAGGCTGACGCTGTGTGAGCGGATGCCGGAGCCGCTTTCGACGGATTCGACATGGTATCAATGTCGCTCCTGCGCGGCGCACACATTCTGTTTCGAGTCGAAGCTGACGAAGGAGATCAATTGTCGCACGTGCGCGCTTTCCACGCCGACGGAGGATAGCAAGTGGCTCTGCGCCCGGTACGGCAACGAGGAGATTCCGGTGGACGCACAAAGGACCGGCTGCGACGGGCATGTGCTGCATCCCGATCTTGTGCCGTGGAAGTGGCTTCCGTCGGACAATGGGCTGACGGCGATGTATGAGATCGACGGAGAGGTTGTCAAAAACGGACTGCCGGGAGCGACGGTGCATTCGTCGAAGGAGCTGCTTGGGTTGGCTGGTTGGGAGGTGGGAAGCGATGAAGAAAGTCCTGTGTCCGGTGTCGAGGCTGGAGTGTCTGCGTGAGACGTGCGCGGTATGGGTGCAGTCGGAGAAACGCTGCGGGCTGACCGGAGGGAGGCCGGTGGAAAGGCCGGACAAGCTCTACACCGTGAAGGAAGCGGCGGAGTATCTCAATCTGCATGAAATGACGGTGTATTTGCGATTGCGTAAGGGAGAGATGTACGGGGTTCGCACGGGGAGGTTGTGGCGCATTCCGGAGAGCGTTCTTCGCGAAATAGCCGCTTTGCAATGATTCTGCGCGACTATCAGCAAAAAGCTATCGATCTTCTCTACGAATGGTTCCGCGAGAACGATTCGGGGAATCCGTGTCTGGTGGTGCCCACGGGCGCAGGGAAGAGCGTGATTCTGGCGGAGTTCTGCCGGGAAGCCCTTGCCAACTGGCCGGATACGAGAATCCTGATTCTAAGCCACGTGAAGGAACTGCTCGAACAGGACGCGGAGAAGATTCAGATTCTCTGGCCGGACGCGCCGCTCGGCATCTACTCTGCGGGACTTGGGTGCCGCGACGTGGATGCGATCACCGTGGCGGGGATTCAGTCGGTGTATCGGAAGGCGAGTGAAATCGGATATGTTGATATCGCCATCGTGGACGAGTGCCACCTGCTGAATCACAAGGACGAAGGCATGTACCGGAATCTACTGAACGAGCTGGAAGCGATCAACCCCTCTCTGCGCGTGATCGGATTGACGGCGACTCCGTATCGCCTCGGGCACGGTTTGATTACGGAAGGGGGAGCCATGTTTTCCGCCCTTATCGAACCGGTGCGCATACAGGAGTTGGTGGAGCGGGGGTACCTTGCCCCGCTCCGCTCCAAGGGAATGGAGCTGCTTCTTTCGGTCGACGGTGTGAAGCGACGCGGCGGCGACTTCGTAGAGTCTGAACTGGCGGAGATGGTGAACACGAAAGCCAACAACGAGGCGATGGTGGAACAGACGCTTCGGATTGCACAAGGACGGCGTTCGATTCTCGTCTTTTGCTCCGGGGTGCAACACGCCTATGCGATGCGCGATCTCTTCCGGGAAAGGGGAGAAATTGCGGAAGCGGTGCTCGGGGAGACGGATTCGGAGGAGCGCGCGCGCATTCTCGAAGGCTTCAAGGCCGGGCGCGTGCGGGTAATAACGAATAACTCTGTGCTTACGACAGGCTTCGATGCGCCGAATACGGATGTTTTGGTTATGGCGCGTCCTACGGAGAGCGTCGTTCTTTATATTCAGTCGGCCGGGCGCGGTATGCGTCCGAAGGAGCACGTGTCGGACTGTCTCCTTCTCGACTTCGCCGGGAACGTGCGCCGTCACGGGCCTATCACGAATGTAATCCCTCCGAAGCGGAAGGGGGACAAGAAGGGCGAAGCCCCGGTGAAGCTGTGCGAGCAGTGCAACGAGCTTGTCCATCTCTCCGCGAAGGTGTGTCCCGCGTGCGGGTGGGTGTTCCCTCCTCCTCCGCCGAAGCGATACGTTCTCGGGAACGAGGATATCATGGGCGGCCCGTCGTCGTTCGGCGTTGAAGAGTGGCGCTGGCGCGTGCATACTGCGGCGAGCGGGAAGGAACTTGTGCGGGTGACGTACTACGGACATTCGGATTCCGTGGATGAATATCTTTGCCTGCTTCACGGCGGGTACGCGGCGCAGAAGGCGTTGTCGGCGCTGCGGCAGATGGAGAGAAATTGCGGCGTGACGGTTGGAAATCCATACGATTTGGACGAGGTGGTCGAAACCATGCAATGTGCTGTCCCTCCGAAAGAGATTTCGATTCAAAGAGAAGGGAAGTATCACAGGGTTGTCGGGAAGGTGTGGGGATGAGGCGGACATCGAAGAAAGCGCCTCCGCCGGAAGTCGAATCCATACCGACGGAACACGAGGAGCAGTGCGGATTCGTTCAGTGGTTCCGCAGGAAGTTTCCCCACGTCCGCATCATGGCGATTCCGAACGGCGGATGGAGAAACGCGGCAACGGCTGGAAAGCTGAAAGCCGAGGGTGTTTCAAGGGGCGTTCCCGATCTATTCATCCCGGAGTGGAAACTGTGGATCGAAATGAAGCGGATCACCGGCGGGCGCGTATCGCCGGAGCAGCAGGGCTGGAAGAGCTATCTTGAGCAGTGCGGGTACGTCGTGTTTATCTGCGCCGGAATGGAACAGGCGCGGAAGGAGGTGGAAGCATGGCTGACTTGACGGCGATTCTGAACGGGCCGTGGGAGTTTCCGAAATTCGAACCTCCCGAAATGCAGCTCCGCCTGTCGATGGAGGACGCTGGGCTGGAGCCGCCGGATGAAATTTTCCTCGACGGGAAGATACACCGCTTCAACAACGGGAATAAGAAGGATAAGTCGGGGTGGTACGTGGCCTTTGCCGACAAGATTCCGGCGGGACGCTTCGGTGACTGGCGGCTCGATCTGAATGTTCCGTGGACTGCGGACGTGGGGAGAGACTTGGATTACGAGGAAGTCGCCGCGCGAAAACGCCATATAGAAATTGCGCGGGAGATTCGGGACAAGGAACTGGCGAAGCTCCACGACGGCGTTGCACAGGCCGTGGAACGTATCTGGGAGAACGGGACGCCAGCGACGACGGAACACCCGTATCTGAAAAAGAAGGGGATTCAGCCGCACGGGATGCGCGTCTCCGGCGACGGGGCGCTGATGATCCCGGTGCATTCGCCGGAAGGCGATCTCCGAAGCATCCAATACATCCATCCCCAGGGGTAACAACATAGTATTTGGATAGGTAACCTTTCTTGACAAAATCCTATTCAAGCGTACTTTGAAAGCCCTCCGTGCTTGGCGACAAGCATGAAGCATCCGGTGAAAGTCCGGATGACAACCGATCTAATTGCTGGCAATCCCTAAAGCCCGAAGAGCCACAGCGCGAGGATGAAACAAGCCTGAACGCGAAGGCGGCGAAAGTAGAAAAAATCTTCGGGATCGCATAAGGCGTAAGCCTAAGTGCGGCGACAATGGGTCTTCAGCAGCGAAGCTCCGAACAGGAGAACGTTCAACGACTATCCCGAGAGGGAGTAGGGACAAGCGTCCCGAAAAGGTCGGCTCCACAAAAAGTGGATGAAGATATAGTCTGCGCTGCATGGAAACATGCAGAAGTTCGTAAGAGAACTGGTGCGGAATAGCGCCCCGCATTGAACACGCAAAATGCTATGACAGTTCCAAATGTATCTTGACAATTCGGAGCCTCCTTGCTATAATTTCTGTGGGTTAGAGTTTAACCCACAGAGGGGAGGTGAACAACGAATGATGAAAGGATTCAGAGTAAGACTCCTTCCAACGGAGGAACAAGAATCTCTGCTATGGCAAAATGCGGGTGTGGCCCGGTTCGCATGGAACTGGGGGCTTGCGCTTCAGATGAAACGTTTCGAGGACGGGGAGAAACTGCTTGGGGAGTACGATCTGCGAAGCGAGTTTCTCAAGCTCAAAAAGCAGGACGAATATGCGTGGCTGAACGACGTGTCGTCCAAGGCTCCCGTCTTCGCGCTCTTCGACTTGATGACATCTTACAAGAATTTCTTCCGCATCCAAAAAAACGGAGAGAAGTTTACAACAAAGACTCTCGAAAAGGCGAAGAGGCAAAAGCGCAAGTTGACCCCTTACGATATGAAGGGGCACCCCAAGTTCAAGAAGAAGGACAGATGTAAGCCGTCCTTCGCACAACCGAACGAAAAACTTTATTTTACGGGCGGGTGTGCTATCCTTCTCAAAATCGGGCATGTGGAGATACAGACCGATTATGAACTGCCGCAGGGTAGGGATGTTTGCAAGTTTTACAATCCCAGAGTCTCCTACGAGAACGGCAAGTGGATATTATCGTTCGCGATGGAAGTCGAAAAACAAGACTATGCGCTCAAGGATTGTTCCGTTGGAGTTGATCTAGGCATTAAAGACCTTGCCGTGGTTTCTTGTGAAGGGGACAAGATGGTGTTCCCTAACATCAACAAAACACGCAAGGTGAAGCGATTGAATCGACATTTGAAGCACGCGCAGCGACTGGCGGCAAGGAAGACGAAAGGATCGAAGAATCGTCGAAAGGCTTATGAGAAGTGTAAGAGGCTTTGCGAGCGTCTCGCCTCGATACGACACGATTATACGCATAAGACGACGACGAAGATTGCCGATCTTCTCCCAAGTCGAATAGTGGTCGAAGACTTGAATGTGCGCGGGATGATGAAAAACCGACACTTGGCGAGAGCCGTGGCTGAGCAGAACTTTTACAAGTTCAGAGCCCAGCTTGAATACAAGTGCGAGGAACGAGGCATCGAGTTGGTGGTTGCCAACAGATTCTTCCCGTCATCTAAAAAGTGCAGTGCGTGTGGAGCGATACACAAGGGACTCAAGTTGAAAGACAGGGTTTTCAACTGCCCGCATTGCGGAATGTCGATTGATCGTGATTTTAATGCCGCTCTTAATCTGGAGAACTACGTCGCATGACACGAGGCGTGGTTCTATGTAGGACTTCGTTGCATCCGAATTTATGCCTGTGGACCGC